GCCAACGCCCTCGCTGAAAAGTGCCTGGCTGAAATCGGCGCCCTCATCACGAACGCCAACTACTCGTCCAGCGTGGACTCGGGTGCTGCCCTCAGCTACGCCGAAGTCGTCACCGCCAAGGGTGTCCTCGACGCCGCCAAGGCCGCTGAGCCCCGCGCGTTCATCCTGAACCCGACCTACGCGAACGGCCTCCTCGGCGACGCGACCATCATCGGCAACTCCGTCCTCGGTGCCGGCATCCTGACCTCCGGCCAGATCGGCACCCTCGCTGGCGCCGCTGTCTACCAGTGGAACAGCCTCCCGACGAACAGCGAAAACCTCGCTGGCTTCGCCTGCGGCGCTGACGCCATCGCTGTGGCCTCGGCCCTCCCGATGTCCGAAATCCCGGGCTTCGAAGTCGCCAACGCTGTCGACGCCGACACCGGCCTCGGCGTCCAGGTCCTCATGGGCCAGGAGCAGAGCGGCTACTACAACGTCACCGCCACGCTGCTCTTCGGTGCCGCTGTCGGTCGCGCGACCTCCCTCCACCGCCTCAAGACCGCCTAATAGCGGTCCAGAGACGACAGACAAGGCCCCCAGCAATGGGGGTCTTTTTTTGTGTCCTCCCAAAGCGGGCAATTACAGATGAGCCTCTACGCTGAGTTTCTCCAAGACAGTAAGGACATGATCGCGGATTTCGGCGTGCCCGGGTCGGCCAACTCTGGGGCTATCACCTTCTCCTGCCTCATCTCCGACCCTGCCGTAGCCACCGTGCTCGAATCAGGGGGGTATATGGAGCGGACCCAGTATAGTGTCAGGCTCCCCGCTGTAACGGCCTCCTGGAGCCAGCCAGACGGGTCTATTGGGGCATCGGCTGCCATCATCGCCTCGGGTGCCGTCATCCCGTCCCTCGCCCAGGGCAAGAAGATCGTGGCCGGCGGTAAGACCGTCCGCATCACGACCCAGACCTACAAGCCCGGGTCGGCATGGGTCACTCTCCTCGTCATCGACGATAACCAGTAAGGCCATGGTGACGGTCACCGTGAACCCTAAGTCCATGAATGACTTCATGGCCACCTTGCGGCGACTCTCAGCTGAGACGGGCACCGCCGAGAAGGACACGGCCAAGAAGCAGGCCGCCCTCATCTGCGAAGACATGGCCCGCTTTACGCCTCCCCTGGTCAAGGGCGGGGGTGGGGGTCTGAGCAAGAAGGCCGAGACGGCGGGCAATCAAGCCATCGCCGGGGACACGCGGAAGATGTTCATCGCCATCGGGGACCGCAACCCGAACAGCCAGAAGGCCATCGTCTTCCGCAGCCTGTCCCACGCCACGCAGACAAACAACCGGGCGGCGTTCGACAAACTTGTCCGCAAGTCCAGCCTCGAGTCCCTGAGCATCTCGCCGATCATGTCGCGTATCCTCAACGACCCCAACTATGACCGGGCGTTCCTGAAGGCAAAGAACTACCTCGCCCGCGTCCCGGTCAACTCCAACACCTACGGCTTTAACACGGTCACGGACATCAAGGGCGAGCACAACGCCATCAAGGGAAAGTTCGGCGGACGCATCAAGAAGGGTCAGCGCATCGGCCAACCCCGTCAGCTCGTCGAAAGCAAGCAGGCCCTCGACGACTACGTCAGGACGCGTCAGGTCGAAGTGGGCCGCGTCAAGGCTGGCTGGCTGCGCTCACTGCTCACCCTCCCGATGCCCTCCGGCAAGAACGGCCCAATCAACTACGGGGCCGACCTCCGCAAGGCGACCTACATCGCCCGCCACGCCGGGGCCGGCGGATACTCCCGCGTCGTTGAGACGAGCAAGGAATACATGATCACAATCGGCAACCTCATCGGCAATATCAACGCCGTGGCGACCGAGGCCGATGCCGTGAACCTATCCCTGGCTAACCGAGAGAAGCAGATGGCCGCAGACCTGAAGGCGTACATCGAGCGCATAAAGCGGCGTAACGGCGTCTAACCTCCCATAACGGGCAAAGGAAATGGGCACAAAGAGCATCCGGCACATCGTCGAGTCTACCCTCGCCACCTACCTCTCGACCCAGACTGGCCTGACCACCGTCACGTTCCTGACCGGGGATAGCGCCGCGACCCAGACCCTGCCCAAGGCCGTGGTCCTTTGCGACTCAGCCCGCAACCCTGCCGACCTACCCGAAGGCGCGGGCAACTACTCTTGCTCGGTCCGCATCACCCTGTTCTCCAACGCGGACGACACGACCCTCGCCGACCACCGTGCCCGCTGCGCCGCCCTGTCCGGCAATATGCGTGACCTGACCAGCATCAAGGCCGCCTTCGTGACCAGCACCGACGCAACCTGCTACGACGTCACGATCGGGTCGGAAGACGAGGGCATCGACGAGCGCTCCTGGGCGACGGCTTTCTCCTTTGACGTGCTGGTGGTCCTGCCTGCCGCGTAACCTTCCAAACCCTGCATATTCAAATGGCCGCCATCTCTAACGGAACGACCTGCATCTACGGAGTCGCAGGCACTGTCTCTAACCTCTTCGTGCAGAGCTACAGCCTCTCGTCCTCCTTCAACGCGGACGTCACTGTGGTCGACGAGACTGGCCTGACCAAGACCCATCGCCTCGACGACCGCAAGTCGGAGATCACCATCGAAGGCATCGCCAAGACGACCTCGATGCCGGTGCTCGGCGCGGCCCTTTCCTTCACGGTCAACACCCTTTCGGCCTATCCGGCTGGCTCGGCCTCCGCGTCCTTCGTCGGCACGATCACCAAGATTGACGACAAGGGCTCTAACAAGGGCTTCACGGCTGTGACCATCACGGCTATCGACTACGAAGGCATCACGCCTGCCTAATTGACTTCCCCGCAAAGGGGGTAGCATCAAGGAAGTGGACCGCCGCTTCTTAAATGCCTATATCGACCCGGCGCCCTTTCGGCTGCTGGGTCGTTCGCTTTATCCCTGGTGCCTTAAGTACCGGGTGCGCCTGATGGCCTTCGACTCGCCGCTGGTCACGGGCTCCCGCGGCATCAGTCCTGCCGATCTGCTCTTCGCCTGCAAGGTCTGCGCCGAGGAACCGCTAGGGGATAAGATTGGCTGGCTCGACGAGCTGCGGCTAATGTCCCTGTCCCGCAACCCTGAGAAGTTCGAACGCCTGCTGGAAGCCTTCGCCGGCTACATCCTCGTCCAGGACTGGCCCAAGTTCTGGGAGCAGACCAAGACCAAGTCAGGTGGCGGCGACAAAGGGGTGCCTTGGCCTCTGTCCATCGTCGCCAACCTCATTGCGTCCGGCATCCCAGAAAAGCGAGCATGGGAGATGCCGGAGTGTCAGGCCATCTGGCTGAACTCCGCCCTGGCTATCCGCAAGGGGGCGGACGTGGCGATCATGTCGCCCGAGGAGGAAGCCTTCATGGCCGAGGAGGAAGCCAAGGAGAAAGCCGCCGAGACTCCTTCCAATCCTGCAAAGGAAACAACCGATGAGCCAATCCCTAGAGGTTAACATCAAGACGACCTCCGACGTCCCGCAGGCCATGGACAAGGCCAAGACGGCGACCGTGTCTTACGCCAAGCAGCTGGAGGACATTCAGAAAAAATTCAGCACGTCTTTTAAAGACATCTTTCTGTCCATTGCCGGGCCAATGGCGATTTTCTCTGCCATCCAGAATACAATCGTTAGCCACTTCGAGAAAATCAAGAAAGCCCAAGAAGACGCCAACCAGGCAGCTATTGACGGGACCAACAAGAAGATGGCCGCAGAGGATGTTTACTACGCTCGACGTATTGAGAACATTAAGAAAGAGCGTCTAGCATCGGAGCAAGCCAAGGCGCAGCCAATTGAGACTACGAAGCAATTCTTGCTTAACGATCCGCGCGCTCAGGAAGCCCTAGGAAATCGTCCCTTCGGAACAAGGACCACAATGCTTGGCGGAGGCGACCCTCGCGAGACTTTGGCGAATATGTACGCTAACGACCCTGAAATCCAGAAGGCCGTTCGCAAGATACTCGAAAGGGACATGGCGTCGCAACCGATTGCCGGAACTGAAGCAGCAAACAAAACCGCAAACTTCAAAGGCCCCGACGGCTTCTCCAATGTCGTCGGCGTCGGCGCAAACCCGGTCATGGAAGCCATGAACGCCCAGCTCGAAGAGCAGCAGAAGCAGACCGCCCTGCTCCAGAACCTCGTGGATCGTAATCCTTTCATGCCCGCAGACTTCACCAAGGGCACCCAAACCAAATAATTTATGGCACGCGTCGACCAAGGCAATAACCTCACCACCGTACTCCAACAGCCTGGAGCCAAGTTCCAAGAGGACGGCTACGGACTGGCTACCGGCTCAATCGTATTCAAGGCGGCCATCACGGCCTCCGTCGGCAGCACGATTAACCGAGGCTCCGCCTGCCCTCAAGGCGCCTTCAATTACTGCAAGGCGCATAAGTATTCCGTCTCTTTCGAGAGCCTAGGAATCGCCACCTACACCGTGGACTATGTCGGCATCGTGCCTAGTTTCGGAACCTCGACCAACCCGCAGATCACCGGCTCCCAGGGGCTGACCTCGGAGAACATCACGACGCACCCTAACTTCTTCGAGGTCTACACCGCGGGAGGTTTCAGTGGCACGGCCATCGCCGGCGTCGGTCCGAGCCCTGGAAGCAAAAACACTCCTAACTTCCAAGCAGTAGCAGGAACAAACCCTACCGAATATGAGGGCAACAATGGCGCCACGTTTGAGTTGGCAACTGGGCGAAAGTTCCTCGGTTTTAAGAAGTCACAATTTGAAAACTTCTACGGCAAGTCCAACTACCTTGCCCCGCAGTGCTCGCTGTCGGGTGTATTTTACACCAGCAGTTCAGCCCTAGTGATTAACCTTCGCAACGCTGTCGGCAAGACCTCAGGCGATGGTTCCTTTGCATCAAAAGACTTAGTCCCGACCTACATGGGAACGGCCTTTACGGTCAGCGGCAAGAACCAGCTGCTTCTCTCTCAGGTTTCCTTTGAGGACTTCGGCCTGCTCTACAAGGTGCAGTATGAGCTGCGCTTCAACCGCGAGGGCTACGTCGCTTCGGTCTACGCCGCCGCCTGATGAAAATCCAACCCGGAGTCGGCTACACCTTCGACTCGTCCAGCAAGGGTTTCACCCTGGACACGTCTGACCCGTTCCCCAGCCCTGATGGGCAGGCGCTTCACCCGTTGCAGATTTACGGACTGCGTTATGATACCGCCACTAACACGGCTTTCTATAAGGTCTACGTTGGCACCATTAACAACCTCGTCCCGCAAATCGAGGAAGACCCGAGCGTGTGGGTCAAGTTAGACAGGCTGACCTCCGGCATCCCTGACCCGCCCGAAGGCGTCATCACGACTTCCGGCGGCCTTTATTACATCTACCTCCGCACGGGGCCTGACGCGACTACCAACGATTTCCCGTCAAGCGACGACACCTCGGCTCGTTATCCGCGCATAATCTCGGTCGGCACTGTCCAGACTGACACTGACACCGAAGGCTACATCCTTTTGGCGCATGGCTCCATCAGCGGCTCGAATGTGATAACCAATTATCAGGACGTAAGCTCGTCCCTCTGGGGTGACCGCATCAAACTAGGCACGGCCACGACGCAGTATTATTACGCCCGCATCTGATGGGCTTCGTGATCGGAGATATTGAA